ATATGGAAAACCCTAAAGAAGGGATCAAAGATATTAGATATATTGATCCAAGAAAAATTAGGAAAGTGCGTGAAGTTAAGAAGGAAAAAAATCCTTCTGGCGTAATGTTTGTTAAAGCAGTGGAAGAGTTCTTTATCTATAATGATAAAGGAGTTACTTCCAAACCAGGAGCTTATGTAGCACCTGAAAATCAGCAAGGGCTGAAGATAACAAAAGACGCCATAGCATACGCACCAAGTGGTTTGGTAGATCACGATAAGAATATTGCATTATCGTATCTACATAAGGCAATTAGGCCAGCAAACCAACTTCGTATGATGGAGAACGCAGTAGTAATTTATAGAATTACAAGAGCTCCAGAACGAAGAATATTTTATGTAGATGTTGGTAACTTGCCGAAGATGAAGGCAGAACAATATCTAAAAGACATCATGGATAGATATCGTAACAAATTAGTTTACGATGCTAACACAGGTGAAATTAGAGATGATAAGAAGTTCATGTCTATGTTGGAAGACTTTTGGTTACCCAGAAGAGAAGGCGGAACAGGTACAAGTATTGATACATTGCCAGCAGGTCAAAACCTAGGGCAGATAGAAGATGTAGAATACTTTCAAAGGAAGTTATATCAGTCCTTGAATATACCTGTATCGAGATTAGAACAACAGGCTGGACTAAATTTTGGTAGAGCAGCTGAGATAAATCGAGACGAGATGAAGTTTACAAAATTCATCATCAAGTTAAGAAGAAAGTTCTCGGTAATGTTAAGCGATCTTTTAAAGACGCAGCTCTTACTAAAAGGTGTTATGACGGAAGACGATTGGCATAGTATCAAAGACGATATAGAATTTGAGTTTGCCACAGATGCTTATTACACAGAGTCTAAGGAACAAGAAATTCTTAGAAGTAGAGTAGAAGTATTAAACGGTCTAGCAGCATACATAGGAACATTTTTTAGTAAGCGTTACATACAAAAGAATGTATTAATGTTAACGGATGAGGAGATTGATACAATAGAAACAGAGATTATGGCAGAGCCACAATACAGTAGACAGTATCAATGGAGTCCATTACAAGCAAGTAACCCGGATCAACCGGAACCTGCAGGTAATATAAGTAATGATGTACCAGGAGAAGGAAACCCTGTTCCTGGACCTGATAATGGAGCATAATATGGCAGAAGATAGAACACAAGAAGTTAAAGATTTGGTAGGCAATATCATAGCTGGTAACAGCGGTGAGGCTCAACAACAATTTAACGATCAGATGGCATCTCGAGCACAAGAGGCGTTAGACGATCAAAAGGCAGGAGTAGCAGCAGACATATATAATAAACATACTGTTGACCCTGACATGGAACCACAGGGAGTATCATTAGATGATGCACTTGTGGATATAGATCAAGATACAGGGCGACCTGTAGAGACAGGAGAAACAAATGGCGAAGACATTTAAAAATTTTAGAGCAGGAGTTATTACCGAAAGTCCTGTTGATGGTGTAGCTAAAGGCTCACTAGACGGAGATAAACATTTATGTGCATCGAAAATTATGCACAAAGAATGGAACGAAGGTACACCTATTATAGGTGAACACGCAGAACCAGTAGACGGAACAGTCTCTTGGTATAAAGTAATGTTTGAACACGGTATAGAAACAGTTGAAGTGAATGATCCTAATGTCGAGATCCTTGAAGAAGGACCTCATATGAACCATAAGAAAAAATCATATTAAACTAATTAAAAGGAAATCACATGGCAGTCACAGTAAATAACTTAAAACTCACCCAAGTCCAGGGTGTAGTATCTGTTAGGGGGACTGCAGCAACCGGAACAATTGCTTTAGCAACAACACTAAAGAAATCTACTGAGACGCAAAGCTCCCCAGCAGTCAATATAAAAGGACTACATTGGACTTTATCTAGCGGAGCTAGCGCTAAGGTTCAACGAAACTCCGTTGTACTATTTGAACTACAAGAAAGTGGTTCATTAGATATGTACGGGTATGCAGAGAACTCAGAAAACACATCTGATATAGAAGTAGCTATTGCCGGTGGCGATGGCGGTACTGTTATAGTAGATTGTGCTAAAGTTTCTGGTTACGGTTCACAACAACATCAAGACGCACCACTAGACACTAATGATTCAGGAAGTGTTTATGACGGTGGATCTTTAGGTTAAGGAGAAATAAATGAGACTTATTAAAGAATTCAACGAAAGTATTAACTATCTCACAGAAGATAGTAAAGATCCTAAGAAGCCTAATGTATTCATTGAAGGTGTATTCTTACAATCAGATTTAAAGAACAAAAACGGTCGTGTATATCCTAAAGAGATTATGCAACGAGAAGTTAACAGATATGTTAACGAATCTGTCAACACTAAAAGAGCTTACGGAGAGTTAGGACACCCAGAAGGACCTACTGTAAACTTGGACAGAGTATCTCATATGATAGTTTCACTAAAGGAAGACGGCAGCAATTGGATTGGTAAAGCCAAAATTATGGACACACCAATGGGTAAAATTGTAAAAGAACTTATTAGCGAAGGCGCTCAACTTGGAGTAAGCTCCAGAGGATTGGGCTCTTTAAAAGAGAGGAATGGCATTAATGAAGTACAAGATGACTTTATGCTTGCCACAGCAGCGGATATTGTTGCAGATCCTAGCGCTCCAGACGCTTTTGTATCCGGTATTATGGAAGGAAGGGAATGGGTTTTTGTTAATGGTAAATGGACAGAACAAGACATAGAAGAAAGCAAGGCAATAATTAACAAGGCTTCTCAGAGAGATTTAGAAGAAGCTAAATTTGCAGTTTTTAGCAATTTTCTAGATAAACTGTCTAAAATATAATAGAAATCTGTATAAATATAAATAGTTTATTAGATTATATTAAAATTAAATAATCCTAAGAGGAGAGTAACATGGGAGTAGAATCCAAAATCAGAGAACTTCTAGAAGGCAAGTTGCAAGACGATGCTGTAGAAGTACTTGACGAACTAGCGGCAAATCGTCCATTAGATAAGTCAAGCAATGGAGATGCTAAACCACCCCTACAAGGTAACTCTAATCCAAACCCAGAACAGCAAGACCTTAGTGGTTCAAGCAACCCTGAAGGCGGATTAACAAGCCCAGTAGGAAAGGAAGCGTCAGCTAAGGCTGGCAGTGCCCCTAGACCTTCAAACTCAGGCGCTGGTAAAGCACCTAACTACAACGATGGAGAGGCAACTCAAAGCGTTGTAGCACAATCTAGCTCTAAAGGTAATGTACATCAAGAAGAAGTCGAAGAGACTGAAGATGAAGTACTAGAAGAAACACCTGAAGTAGCAGACGAAGAGATTGTTGCAGAGGAAGAAGTAGTCGAAGGCGAAGAAGTAGAATATGTTGAAGAAGGCGAAGAAGAAGTTATTGCTGAATCTGAAGAAGACGAAGTAGAAGCATCTGAAGAAGAATCAACAGAGGAAACTTTATTCGAAGAGGACATTGCTAACTTGTTCGCGGACGAGGAGCATCTTTCAGAAGAATTTAAAACACAAGCAGCTTCATTATTTGAGGCATCGGTTGTGGCCAGAGTCAATCAACAAATGGAATCCATTGAGGATGAGCTTGTTGAGGAAGCCAATAAGGCTTTTGATGAGGCAAAAGAGAAGCTCGTAGAAAATGTAGACAAATACCTCAGTTATGTAACTGAGCAATGGCTTAAAGAAAACGAGCTAGCTGTTGAGAACGGCTTACGCAACGAAATTACTGAATCATTCCTTAACGGTATGAGAGAAGTATTCAAAGAACATTATATTGATGTTCCTGAAGAAAAATTCGATGTGTTGGCAGAACAACAGTCTGAAATTGATGAGTTAAAATCTAAGTTAAACGAAGAGATTAACAAGTCAGTTGCAATCAGCGAAGACAGAGAACAACTACAAAAGGAAAAAGTTTTCCGTTCCGTGGTTGACGATCTAGCTGAAACTGAAGTGGAGAAATTCGCAGGTTTAGTCGAAGGAATTAATTTCGACGGCGAAGACAAGTATATTTCAAAACTAAATGTTATCAAGGAAAATTATTTTCCTAAAGCGAAAGCTGATGATAGTGATAAGCTAGAAGATAGCGTTGATCAGGGAACTTTAACAGACAACACCGTGATGAGTAGATAT